GTAATGCAACCGACGCTTCTGTCGACGTGCAGCCTCTTTGTCTTCTTCGATACCAGTATTCCATAGTCTAGAATTAAGTTCACCGACTGGATCGTTCTGACCGATTGATGTGAGGGATTTTTCGATATACCATTGACCTGTTGGTCCTTTAAAACCATGGTCCCAGTACCGTGCCCAAGGTAGTTCGGCTCCTTCACGGGCAGGAAGGAATCGTAGAATAGCGTAACCATTACCGGCTTGATCTACTGTAGGTTTCCACAGGCGGTCATCCGCGTAAGACTTCTTCTCGCCACCGCCGCCAGCGCCTTCGGCTGCCTTGATGAGTTTAGAGATGTTATCTTTGTTACGTTTTAGATTTGCAAAAGACATATATTTTTCCTTATTTGCTGTAATATTACTGTATTATTATACACCATTCATACGTTGATGTACATGGTATTTATGCATTTAATTTTGACTTCTTTCTTCGGAGTTTTCGCATTCTCGTATAAAACCTATCAGTCTTCAATAGTAAGGTTTGCTTTAAGCTTCTACGTTTAACACGAGCAGCTTCAGATTTTGCCATACGTTCGTCACGAGTTGTAGACATTTGTATTCTCCTATTCAAAAAGTAAGGTGTTTCCTTTCGGAAGAAAGTTAAGCCTCATTGCTTCGGCTTCTATTTTATCTCGAATCGGGGTGGATATAAATTTCTTTACATCCTCAGGATCAATGGCATTTTTATCACAGACGTCGAGAACTGCATCCATGTATGACATTTTCTGTTTGATGACAGCATTCTCAATAAGAACACTGAATTTCGATTTAGTTAAGAATTTTGATTCAATCATAGTCGCTCCAGACAGTACCGATATCTTCATAGAAGACACCATGCGTACGCTTGATTTCACCGTCTTTATCATAGGCAGGTACAGCGCAACGCCATTTGATCAGAGACTTACCGTACTCACCATAGAAATCATCAGCATATACGCCATCACGCAAATAGCGTTCTAGGTTTCGAATATAGGCTTGACAATTATGAAACCGACTATATGCACCGGTTTTATTATTAGTATCCAGCTTCATAGCTTTACGCTCTGCAGACATAAGATCCTTTTGTGTCTTAATCCAATTACGTACACTCTTAAGAGACATAGGCTGATCCTCTGGTACAGCTAATACATCAGGATGTATATTCTTATACGTTGGAGGATTTTTTGCCATACGTTTTTCACGTGCCAACTTAAGGCGTTCACCCGCAGCAGCGCGCTGCTCTTCTGACATTGGCTTACGTTTTTTACGAATTTTTACAGACTTGTTCATAATGTACTCCTTATTGATAATACTATTCTAACACAGTTTTAATCGGATGTACACAGTTATTTTTCGTCGAGAGGCAATAATTCTATCTCGCCATCGCCGCGGCGCTTCCATTTTACCATATTTTCTTTAATAAGATAATCGATCGTTGAGTTGACCACGTCATCTCTAAAATCATCTCCATCTCGTATGCCGAGACGGTAGGTTGCATATGCCGTAACAACTGTTACAACAGCAAAAACGTACTCTAATGGAATGTACATATTATCTCCTATATTAGATATTTATACAGAAGTTGTAGTAAAGTCAATTACCGAGTCAACTCGAAAAGACCGCCATCCTTTATTTTCTACGTCCCATACTGCTAGGACATTATCATTACGTGCTTTTACTTCACGCTCTGCAATATTGCCATTCTCAATCAGTTGATCGTTAAGCGTACAGCGCATACGTCTTTCTGTACCATCAACTTTCTTAAAAAGAACACTGCATTCGCGAGTCTGCAAATTCTTAATCATTTCGCTACGTTCCACCGTAACCTCCATTGTCATTTCACTCATCACTGCTTTCGCCTCCATTAAATAATTCAGGTTTGAGTCGAATTACCTTCTCATCCCTTTCGTCCTTTTCATAAGAACTTTTTAAAATAAATTCATCAATATCGATGACTGCATCGCTATCATCGACCCAACTGGAAATTCCTATTTCCTGCTTAATTACTTCCATACTTTCGGTCAGATGCCTGTTAATGTTATCAATGCTTTCATTCCAAGCTAACGTTACTTCGCATAGAGCATTGATCTTCTTATCCATGTCATCAAGCTGAGCCTTAATAGGGTTCAGCATCAATTCCATTTCAATTCCATTAATCCCACTCGTTGTCGTATCTGGTTGTTTCATACAAGGTTTCTCCATAATATTCTTTAGCATACTTCGATGCATCGGTCCAAGCATAAACATTATTTCCTTCTTTAGGAATGTCCATGAACGAACGGGCTTTTTTAGGTACACGTTTTGTGAGAGTTTTAGAGCTGGCCTTTACTTTAGCCATCCGCAGCTTTGTTGCTTTTTCGACTTTTTGTTTATGTGCGATTTTAGCGATAAGCGCAAGACGGTCTGCTTTTTGTTGATCAGTCATATTATTCTCCATGTTATAAAATCATACTACACTAAAAACGCAGTAATGTAAATGTGACAAGTTGTCACACCCTCTTTGCATTTGTGACAAAAAATCCTTCTTTTTGCTTCATTGCTTCTAGCATTTCACTAAACATCTTATGACTTAAGGTTACTAAATCATACTTATCGAGCTGCTCATTGTATTGGCGAATAAAGACGCCATGATCGTCAATAAACAACACTACGTCTTCTTCCGTACCGGTATCATCCATGACAGTTGTCACAGTTTCATCCCATTCGATTTCATTAGTAAACATATTTCCAAACCACTTTTATATAATGAGCGTCAAGAATATCTCTATATTCAATAGCATCAAACACACATTTAAACACTTTACCGTTAACCTCAATCATCCCCAATCTTTCCAATCTAGGTTAACGGTTTCATTATATTCAAAACCAGCATAGTATTCTGCTATCTCAGTTTCGAGCATTTTATCTTGCTCTACACGCTCAGAAGTACCAGTGCCGTTAACATAATAATGAGGCCGAAGGCCACGACCGTAATAACTGTCAGCCGATCCACGATCGAACGGACCTCCATGGCGGACTGTTTCAGATTTGTCAAACGTGACGTCATAGTCAATTCCTTTGTAAGTAAAAATTTCTTGTTTCATTCGAAGAGTTCCACGATAGCAGTTACCAGAACTAGTGCTATAAAAAACACTGCACATCCAATAAACGTACCCATTACGCTACCTCCTTAAAACCAAATGCAGCGATGACTGACTTAGAACCAGCTTCATCAATTAAGATGTCTCCGACTGACAAAGAATGCATCTGAGCTATACGCTCGATGTTTGCTTCTGGACCAATATTACCGATTTCAAATACTCGATTAAGATCATCAGCTTCAATGTTAGCAACGTGAGTGTAGTAACCTGCATCCAATGCATCAGCTGCAAGAGAACCAATCTTTTTACCTGAAAAATCCATGTCCATGTCAAGGTGTGCCTTCTTAGCAGGTACAGCATCAAAACCTTCTTTGTTGATAAGGTCCATTTGATCTTTTGTGATACGAATCTGGTAAACTGAGTATTTCATGGTTATCTCCTCATTTGATGTAACCATCCTACACTATTCAGAAGCGTTTGTACACAGTTAATTTCGCTTTTTGCGAAAATAGTTTTGTTGAGAATCAATCACTTATATTTTTTTTATAATAGTTATAATGTTTTTTCCAGAGTTTATAGTCTTCTGGCGTGTTTATTTCTATTCCAGTATCTAAAACCTGAACAGTTTTAAGCATATCGTTATTTTGAATCCATCGCATTGCTTCTATTGATTCGATCTTCTCTTCATTATAATGAGTAAAAGTATTCCAACGCTTCTTTGCTTCTGGCGTATAGCCATGATAGCCTAATGCAAAGTCTCCGTACGTTAAAGCGCTTCGAACGAACCAATGAACAATGTTATTTGTCTGAACCATTTTGCAAACTGTAGGATCTGCTTGACCAGTTGGTGTCATCTTTTTATGTGCTTGAATAACATAGTGGTCGTCTAATGCCTTTTCTATTGCTTTGACTACTTCAATATTAGGATCTGCTGTATCACCCTGTACATTAATGTATTTGTCATAGTGCAGTTCATTGTCTATCGCAGATAGGCAACGGTCAGTTCCATCTGTGCAATCAGGACTAGTCCATATTACGTTAAACTTTGTGATGACGTCTGCAATTTCTTGGCTATCTGTAAGAACGTACGTATCATAACCAAAAGATTCGCATATATCAAACACCCTACGAATAAGCGGGCGCCCATCCATATCGATTAGCGCTTTACCAGGAAATCGTGTAGACTCCATTCTTGCCGGTATTACTATAGCTGTGCTCATTCAATCCCTTTCCGGATACATCCATTGGTGAGTATTTATTGCAGGAATTTTAAAAACCTCGGCTAAGTATAGCCATGAGCAGTTAGTACCTACATATATTTGAGAACTAGCTAATACTGTCAATTTGTGTATAAGTTGATCAACCGACACAAAATTTCTACTATCACCTAAATCGTGACCATCTTTTTTTAATATATTTAATAGATGCTCATATGCGGTATCGTCAATTCCCTTATGTGTATTTTCTATTTTAGCAATTGAGTAACAGTAATTGTACTCTTTGTTAAATGTGCGTTTTAAATTCACAGATCTATTAAATTTTACGGGGTCTTCAATATAAAGAGCTTTATCATTCCAACCATTAAATATAGGTGTTTTAAATTGCGTTTTAAATAATGTGATGTAGGCCTTGTAGAATATTTTAACTTGTTCTATCGTATCACAATAAAATATAGGATTTTCTATTTTACTGTAATTAGCATGCGTGAACTGCCTAAACGCCTGAGATACTGCATCAGTAATTCTGTATCCTTCTACATTACATTCGGTAAAACTCATGATCCTCTAAACTTTTTAGTAGTGTTTTTGTTTCATCGGGTATTTCAAATTCATCATAATAGCGTGATGTGTTTTGCGAAGTGTCTTTTCCAATGTAATTACATGCTTCTTTAAATTCTATTTTTTGATAAGGTATATTGTGCTCATTTAATATTTTAATAATTTCAAGGGAATTATCTAATAACTGTGTTTCTTCACGTAAGCAACATTCGAGCTTTTCGTTAATTTCTTCTTTATATTTTTTAGTCCATCCTTCATATGTTTTTTTATTAACGTGCTCTAAAGTCCACACGTTATTAGTAATCGAAAACACGTTAGATTTAAATCTATCAAGTAGATTTTTTCTGTACAAAACAATGTGTCTATAATTTAGATTCGGGATATCACTTATTAATTTTTTTAAAACTCTCTTTTGCGCATAATGAAAATATCCGTACATCATGCATTTAAATGATAACCCTTGATTAATTAAAATATCGAGCTCGTTAGGGTTTGGATACTTTTTGTTTATAGGTTCATGATTAGCTTCTAAAATCGGGCAATTGTTATTTTCTGCATAACTATAAAATAATGCAGTTGATGCAGTGCGTGGACCAGCCCATAATATAAAAGGATCATTATAATTTTTTATATTTTTCATATTTTTCTTTAATCTCTTCTTTACTAGTCACATTCCAAAATCCGTGCCTAACGCCATTTTCAAAAAGTTCCTCATTCTTTTCAGCTATTTCATGCAATTCTGTAGCTAGCCTTTCTATAGAAACTTTATGATCCCATGTTATCATTGCGCTTCTCATACACTCGGCAATTCTACTTGTATTAGCATTCATTAATTTAAATACAGTATAAGGATGCCACCATCCAATTTGATCTAGATCAATAAGATACGGTTTACCTTCTTTTGTAATTACAATATTTTTTGAATGAATATCTTCAGCAGCTAACTTCCACGTTATGTCTGGTCCTTTCAGTGGAAAATCATTCCATTTATAGTTACTACTTATCTTACTCATCTGTAGCATTAAGTCTTGAACTAACTCATATACTAATATCCCAGTCGACCAATCACCAGTTCGTTCTAAATATGTTACTAAATCTTCTCCATCAATATATTCGATCTCATATTCATTATCATCGTAATAGACGATTTTAGGAATTAGCGGATGATTTAACTCCTCTAGCTTACTAATTGGCTCTGCATGCGTATAAGGAAATGCCGATGCATTAGGTCTCATAATTTTTTTATACGTCTTCATTAGAAAGACTTTCATCACAAAACAGCTGGCACACTGATGGTATAGTATCATAACTTTCCCATGAGTTAGGAAGGTCTTCATTAAACCAATCCGAAGTTAAAATTTCTTCTATGGTATGATGGTTTAAATTATATAGATTTTTATTTTCTTTGTATTTAATTAATACATCTTCATTATCCCACCTGCGTCCTTGTTTGCTATCAATAGAATTTAAGAAATTAGTATTTCCCATATAGCAACACGGCAATACTTGACCATCCGGATTTACAAGTACCTTCTCAGACTTAAGCCACTTACATGTGACGCACGGGGTTTTTTTATCGGTCATTTCTACCCAACATTTTTGATTCTACTAATTTTGTTTTACGGCCAGTTTTAGTTGCCATGTTTTTAGCGGCTGTATTTATCCACGCGTTTTCAATAAGGTGGTCAACGTTTCCTTCAACTTCTTCAAGATAATCTTCGTTTCCATTTTCGTCTATAAAAGTCCATTTAGAATGCTGCAAAAATCTATCAGATTTGATTACGTGAATATGTCTAGCTCCATACATTCTTACTAGTTTTTTAATATCATATATGTGTTGCTCATTATGCTTAAACAAAATAATAAACGCTTTTGGTATTGCTTTTGTATTAGACAAAGCTTCCATATTATCTAGCACAGTTTGTAGATCGACGCCTCTACGATATTTCTGGTGCATCTCGTTTGTAGTGCCGTCGACATCAAAGTAAACTGTTAATCTTTCGCCGCAATAATTACCTAGATCTTCCCACCACTTCGGGGTTCGTAGTCCTCCGTTGGTGTTAATATGTATTACTGCCTTTGAATTGTCATGTATGTATTTACATATTTCCCCTATATCTTTACTCATTACTGGGTCACCCCAAGTACCGCACATCTCAAATTGACTTACTGAATCAATAGATCCTGGAGGAAACTGTCGTATAAAGTCTTTTAAGGACCATTTTATTAATGGCAACCAATCAACTTTACCTAATCCATTTGCATCAGTACGATGACATTGCGGGCATGCCGCATTACAAAATGTGGATAGATCTAACCATATTTTACATTTCTTTGAGTCTTTGGATACTAAATCAGCAAATTTCATTTATATTCCTCTAAATTACGTTTTATTTATAAATACCTTCAGGAACAACGATGACGAGGGCTCGAGATGATCGATCCAGTAACGGCTATAGCTGGCGCTACAGCTGCATACAATGGCCTTAAAAAAATGATTGCGGTTGGTAAAGATATACACGACATGGGGTCCACTTTAAGTCAGTGGGCTGGCGCAATGTCTGACTTAGATTTTGCTCATGGTAAGGCGGAAAACCCGCCCATGTTTAAGAGAATATTTGGCGCAAGTGCTGTAGAACAGACTGCATTAGAAACATGGGGTCACAAACAGAAGGCAAAGGAGATGCGTGAGGAATTACGTTCTCACATTTCGCTATTTTATGGACCATCCGCTTGGGATGAGATTGTACGAATTGAAGCACAAATGCGAAAAGAGCGTAGAGAGGCAGTCTACAAAAAAGAAGAACGAAAGCAGTTAATTATTGAATGGGTAGCTGGTATAGCTTTAGGTATATTGTGCATTGCTGTAATGGGCGGTATCTTTTACTTAATCGGTCTTGGCCAGAGATGGTGGTAGAATTTATATTAGTAGCTGTTACATACACACACTTGTGGATTAATAACTCAAACGAATTTGTAAAAGTTTGTACATATAAAGAGAATGTAACTAGACCTAATCGACACTACGATAAAAAGTTTTGGATATATCCAGATTTAAAATGTCCACTAAAGAAAAATTTAAAGAGGTAAAAAATGGCCGGTAAACAACTAGATGCTGATTCCCAATGGAATCATTTAGATCGTGATGGTGATGGCGTTATAACTGATGAAGAGATTGCAATGGAACAAAGAATGATTGAACTTCAGGACATGCGTTCTGATATGGAAAATGAAGACAAGAAACAAGACGCACAGCGAAACATGGCATGGTTTGCATTATTTGGAATGCTGCTATATCCTTTCTCTGTAGTACTTGCAATATGGTTAGGACTAGTACAAGCTGGTGAAATCCTTGGTGATATGGCAGCGGTTTACTTTGTGTCAGTCGCAGCAATTGTTGCAGCCTTCTACGGTAAGGAAGCTATAGCTGCATCTAAAAAGAATACCGTGACAACTACACAAAAGAAAACGGTAGTAGATAATAGATGATATGGTAAAGGCAAATTTGAGTGAAGATACGGTAAT